AGTTTTTTTCTTTTCTTTTTTCTTAATCCACTTAGATTCTTTTTTATCTTCTTTTTTCTTAATCCACTTAGATTCTTTTTTATCTTCTTCAGATTTTTTTTTAATCCATTCAGTCATTATTTTTTACCATTCCTAAAAATTTGTGTTCCCTTTATACCAAAAACGCTCGCAACTACAAGGATCCATAAATTTGTAAACCATGTCGGAAGCGCTTGGAAATGTTCGAAGAAAATTTTTATTTTGTCCATAGCGGCCGGATCCTCTGACCATACCCCATATGCGAGCACCAAAATTGGCAATGTGAGAATCGCCAAAATTACTTCGTCCTTATAATCTGTTTGACGTGCTTCTAAAAGTTTTCCCTGGTAAGCTTCCTCACCACGAGCTTGTTTTTCGGCATGCAAAAGCTGTGCATCAGACATAGCCATTTTTGCTCTCTGCTTGTTAGCATAAATTTTGCTTCCAGCAGAAACGGCTAATTTAATAGCACTTAACCACATAAATTAATACCAAGTAGCTTTAACTGGCTTCTTGTCTTTTCTAAGGGCTCTTGTGCCTTTTACAGTAACTGTTTGAGATTCTGTTGGGTTAGGAGTTTCAATAATTTTTGCATCACCATAGCCATCTTTGTTTTTACCAATGATGCCTGTAACTTTTGGTTCTGCAACGTAGCCAGATCCTTTTTGCCAATCTTTAGACATTATACTAAGCCTCCACCTCTGAAAGCTTTTCCCATTCCTCTTTTAGCAATTCCGCCGCCTTTAAGTTCGCCACGAATTCTGCTTTTTTCGTCTTTAAGATTTCTTTTACCTTTTTTAGTGTATGCTTTTTCAGCATCAACACGACCAAGTTCTTCTAGTCTGTTTTCTCTTCTAGTATTTGCCATAATTATTTATCCATTGTTCCGACAGAAGAGTAAGCTCTTTTTCCTGAAGCTTTCTCCATGCCTTTAGATTCATCTCTTCTTGCTTTAAAGCTCTGAGACTTAGTAGACTCAGCTCCATCTCTAGCACCTAAAGATTCATCTAATCTTGCATTGTAACCTTGTTTCTTAGAACCAGATTTTCCACCTTTGTCGTATGGAAATCTTGAAGAATAAGGTCTTGTACCAAAATCATTTCTCATAATTTTCTCCTATTAGTAGTTTTTTACTCTAAATAAGTTGGCAAGTCCACCACTATTTAAAGTCATTGTTTCGTTGTCTTGTATAATACCTTTAGCTTGTAAAGAAGCCCTTTGTGCTTGACCAGCTCTAATTTTATCTAAATAACTCATTGGATCCCAAGCCATTTCTTCATACTCTTGAATTTCTTCGTGTACAGGAACTACTGGATATGCATCACCATCTGGCTTGTTGTCCCACTCGTTTTTTTTAGGCTGAAGAAGGTCTAATTTTTCTTGTTCTAATTTTTGGTAAATAGTGTCTGTGTGAGGTGTAAATTTTGTAGCTCCAATTTTTTCTAATAATGCTAACTCAGACTCAATTTCAGCAATCCTTTCCTTTTTCTTTTTATTTTGACTAATTGCAAAAGGTATAAGTCCGAAAGGAGTTTTTGGTATATTAATTAGAGTCCACGCATCTCTTTTCCATTTATCTTTATCCCAAGTGTTTTTTCTATTTAAAATCTCATTGTGAATTCTAACTTTATCTTTTGGACCAATATAATCTGAACCACCTATTTCTGTTTCTTCATCTTCTGATACAACCCATCCTCGATCAGAGCCAGTCCAATCAGGTGAATGATCTGTAGTAACACCCATATCTTTTTCCATTTGTGCAACATCATCTTCTTGGTCACTACCCCAATCATTATTGCTCCAACCTGAATCAGAAGAAGTTTCTCCTTTATCTTCATTTGAACTTCCTCCCCAGCTACCACCGTAATTCTCACTTGGTGGATAAGCAGGAATTCCTTCTTTAGTCATTGTTTTTTGTCCACCTAAATTTTCTAAAGTCTTAGCTTCTCCAGGTGTGATGTAAGCCAACATGTGTGGTTGACCTTTAATATTTTTTGAAGCGTTACCACCATTCTTTGCTCTAAACAAACTTGTAATTCCATCCTCAGCTAAAAGTAATTCATTAAGTGGATCACCTTCGTCTGTTTCAGAAAATAAATCTATTCTTTTTTCTCCGGGTTCTTTTTCTTCAGAATCTATTTGTAATTGTTCTTCTTCTGTTAATTGTGGGATCTCATCAAAGTTAGGATTAAAAGCTGTTAAAGAAATTTCTTCTCCTTCAGTTTCATCAAGATCTAAAATTCCATTAGAACCTTTATAGTATTTTTTTCTAGCGACTCCGCCTTCAGCGCCTACTGCTGTAACTGTTGGAAAATTTGAGTCAGGGGCTTTTTCTTTTAAATAATCCATAAATTCTTTTGGAGTTGTAGGCTCTTGTGGACCTTTAAAAGGATTGAGAGTATTTTTTTCAAATTTTCCCAAGGCAGGATTATTTATTGTTTCATAAACATGTTGAGGCTCTTTAAATCCTCTTTTTAAATTATTTAATTCTTTGTCAATCCAGTTTTTTTGTGACTCAGTTAATTCAGCAACTTGTATTGGGGTATCTACGTCTACCAAAGAAACTTTTTCTTTTTCCTTAGATTTTTTATTTTTATCATACAAACTTTTAAGAAGACTTCCTCCTAGAATATAGGGATTAGTTTTATATAAATTTAAAGGGTTAAGGGTAGTACCAAATTTATAAAGTTTATCGACCGTGTCCACTGTCTGTAAAGTTTTATCAACCCAATCAGTTTTTTTCTTTTTCTTTTTTTTGGTATTAGTAAGCCACGTTTTATGTTTAGCATCTTCTAGAGCTTTTTTCTTTGCTTCAGCTTTTTTCTTAGCTGCTGCATTTTGTGCAGCTAACTGCGCAGCTGATACTCCAGTTTTTCCAGTTGCTAAGTTTCTTACATTACGATCGGTTGATTTAGTAAAATCTCCTTTATCATACTGAGATTTACTAACACCATAATTATCCCAATAAGGCATTAGCTTCTAGGTCCTTTAAGTGTTTTAACGTCCTTCCTTTTCATAATATCGGATTTAGCTTTTGCATTATTGGACATTTTTTGTTTTTCAATTGAAGTCTTAGCTCTTAGTAAAGCAAGTTCTTCGTTTTGATCTAATTTGTCTTCAGTAATTTCTCTGTTCTGCATCATCTTAGCTCTATCTAAGTTAATACGAGCTTCGTCTTCTTGTTGTTTTCTCATATTATCTTGAGCTTTAAGATCAAGCTCTCTAGCTCTAAGTTTTGCAATTGGATCATTACCAAAGTCTCCGCTAATTTTCTTCTCTTCTTCTAAGAAATCGTTCATCATTTCAGCAATTAGAATTGCTTTTCTAGATTCTATTTCTAACTGAATTCTTTCCATTTCGCCTTTAACTTCTGGGTTCTCGGCTACTTGTGGATTCTGTTGCATCATTTGTTGTAACTGTTGAAGTTTCATTAATTTATCCTGCATTTCCATTTGTACTTGTTCATCAGCCATTAATGCAATGTGTTCAAAAATATTTTTTTCTAATGAAGCCATAATCTGTGGATTATTTTTTGCCATAGCTGTACTCATAAATGCAACGTGTGCTGCAATGTGAGCTTGGTGATCTTGTCCAGTAAATGCTTGGAAAGGTTTACCTGCCAATGCATCTATATGTTCCATCGCCGGATTCTTTGGTTGTGGCGGTGGAGGTGGTGGTAATACCTGATCAATATTCTTAACTCCTAATGCTTCGTACATATCTCTATATGCTTCATATAAATTATGCATCTGTGGATTAGTTTGAGCTAATTGTAATTCTGTTTGTGCTATTGCTACTCTTTGTGTTGCTGAAAATATATTAGGATCAGCTACTGGTAGAATATCTATTTTTGAATCAAAGTCTGTTTGTTTAACTGTTTTTTCCCCTCCAACTACATCATACGGATAAACCGGCGGTAAGTAAGTTGAAAATACATCAGACAATAAAACAAATTCGTTTTTCATTGATGCGTACAATCGCTTATGGATTGCTGACATTACCCTCGAGCCACGCTCTAATAGGGCTACCGTCGTACCAACAGCGGCCTGCTGGTTCCCGTCCCCGACTTGCATGTCAGCAATGGACGCGAATCTCTGTCCTGCATCTACACAAATTCCCATCAACTGTAATAAAGTTTGTGATGGTTCTTTGTAAGGCAGGTTCATAAAAGCATCTCTTAAAGATCCTCCAGGAGCGTCGACATCTCGCCACTCACCTGGTTGAAGAGATTGGGCATCGTCTCTAACTCGGATACCCCTCTGTTTAAATCCTGATGGCAAGTTCGCTAACGTACCTGCATCTAATAATTGACGAAGGGCAGACGTTGCTGCTCTTGTTAGACCGCCAATCATGTGGATTAATCCGAATCCATAAAAACCTAGTCCTGGCAGAAATTTAAAGTGGACAAAGTATTGGATCTTCTCTTTTTTGGGATCATCTACTCTATAATTTCTTCGAATAGATAATATTTTTCGCGTACCATTGTCGATTGTTACAATGTATGGAATTTTAATACCTGTAGGCATTCCGTCTTCGCCTCTATCTTCAAAGCCTTCAAGATCTAGATTAACATGACATTCTATCAAAGTATAAATCGGGTTGTTCCTTTGATAACCTGATGCTCTTGTTCCTTCTAGTTCTCGTTCTTTTTTCTTCAGCTCTGTTTCTTCGTCGTAAGGTTTTCCTAATTCTATATCTCTATAGAATCCTCCAACCTGTTGTTTACGAAGATCATTACCTGACATTTTAATTACATGACATATGGATTCCGCATCCTCTAATGAGGTAGCTGAGTACGGAACCACTAAGTCATCTGCTGTGACGAACTTTGATACAGCTCGTCCCATTAAATCGTCGTAATAAACTTTTTTAAATGTTGAACCTGCTAGTGGCAAGTA